ATACCAGCAAAACACCGAGACTCTCTTGACTGATATACGCCAATACAAACTTGACTCAACAAGAAGCGCAACGGAGACCTCAAGATTACAGTTGACCATAGAGGAATACAAGAAGTACAGGGAGGAAGACACAAAAATCATAAGAGATCTAGGAATAAACATAAAAAGGCTGAAGGCTTCCCTCCAACATCAAGTGTCGATAGATGTACCTATCGATGTGCCCGTAAGAGATAGCATCATTTACAGAGACTCGCTTATCAAGGTTCCATCGATCAAGTTATCCAATAAATACGTAAGCATAGATGCTACAATCGAAAATAACACGTTGAAGGGATATATGTCACTGAATGTATGGCTGAAGCAGTTTGTATACATAGAGCCAAAACACAAGTTCCTTTGGTTTAGGTGGGGGATTAAAGGGATCAATCAAGTAATCATCTCAGATAACCCATATGTAAAAATCAATTATTCAGAATTTATAGAAATCAGTAAAAAATAAAGAAGTATGTTAGAAAAAGTATTGTTTTGGAGGGTAAACTCAACAACTCTGACCTCCGACCTTAATTCGGTAAACAACGTATTCATCAAGTTGATAACCAAACTAGAAAAGATCCGAAAGCGTCTTTCAGTTGTCTCGGAGAAAAACCAACAACAAATTACCAAACTCCAGATCGAGAGAGACAAGTTATCCGTGATCGATCGTGATATTCAAACTCAAATCGAGAAATACGAAGGGATGATAGTATAGAGTTAAAGGGGCGTTAAGCCCCTTTGTCGTTAATAGACTATTCTTAATAAAAACCAAAACACGATACAAATGGGATACAAAACTTTAGTCCCTCCCAAGGACTTAAAAATCAATTTCTCCCCTTCGCCAAAACAATTCGAGCTATGGAAAGCGTTACAGCCAGAATGTCATATATGCGGTGGAGAAATAAAGAACGTATATATAGGAACTGACGATCATGGGAATAAACAGTATGTTCCTGAATGCTCATCATGTGGTAATAGGAACATCCCCCAGATGATTCTCGGAGGAGGAGCGGCTGGAGGAGGCAAGGCACAACCTTATTCAGCCAAGATACTTACGCCGGAAGGATGGATAACGATGGGTGACGTTAAGATAGGAACAGTAGTGTCAACCCCAGATGGAAAGACCGCCAAGGTGATAGCCATTCATGAGCAAGGAATGAAAAAGGTAAACAAGGTCATTACCAGTGATGGGTGCTCCACCGAATGCTGTGATGATCACTTATGGAAGGTGTATTACAAAAAAAGAGACAGGGCATGGGTTCGAGGTGGATTTGACGAGAGAATAATGGATACGGCTACCATCAGAAAGAGATTAAGAAATGGGAACTTGGCTTTTCTCCCTGTTGTAACCGAGCAAGAGTTCGGTGATAAGTTCGATAACTATATGACCGCTTACTCTTGGGGGTATTACATCAGAAACATCATGCCTGATCCTAATAATTTCAAAAGATCAAATCGCACCGAGATCCCGCAAGAACTGGTCATCTCCAGCCTTGAGGACAGAAAAAATTTCTTGAGAGGATTGCTTAAGGAAGTAATTATAAGGAGTACCGGCAAATATGAGTTCATGAGCCGATCGGAGAAATTCGCCAATCAGTTACAGGATATCCTTAGAAGTATTGGAGCCATAGCTACCGTAGTCAAGAGTAAGGGGAAAGGTAGAATTATAAAATATTTCGTCCGCTTCTCATTCGATCCAAGGATAAATAAAATGACAAAACCGACAACCACGCCAGCTCATAGGAGATATATACGAAGCGTGATCGAGTTGGACGAGCATAAGGAATGCAGGTGCATAACGCTTGACAGCGATGACCAATTATATATCACCGATGATTTTCTTGTCACCCATAACTCATATGTTGGTAGCGCATGGCTGGTGAGCAGTTGCATGAGGTTCCCCAATATACGAGCCGTGGTAGCACGTAAGACTATCAAGTCTCTGAAGGAATCAACGTTTGTTACCATTAAGAAAGTAATGAAGGAATGGGGATTGAAAGAGGATGAGAATTTCTGCATAAACAATATAGAGGGAACGATAACTTTCTGGAACGAGTCTGTTATCATGATGAAGGAGATGGCCAATCTTCCAGCGGACTTGGATTTTTCCCGTTTTGGTTCTATGGAGGCTACCTTGGTTTTCGTTGACGAGGCATCCGAGATTTCAGAAAGGGCGGCAGACGTTATGTTCTCCCGTATTCGTTGGAAAACATCGGAGACATTCAAGACTCCCAAGATGTTCTTGTCTTGTAACCCGGCGGCATGTTGGTTGCGAGATAGGTTCGTACAGGACAATGATGGTAACCCTGTGAAGTGCAGGGATGGCGAGGTATTTATTAGGTTCTCTATATTCGATAATCCGGATGAGAGTTTCCGACAGATATACGAGTCTTCGCTGAATAAGATCAAGGATAACGCAACAAGGGAACGTCTTCTGTATGGAAACTGGGATTTCGTTGAGGCCAATGAAATGGCGCTATACAAAAGCTTCTCGGGTGACAAGCATTTGATCCAGAGCTTGAAAGAGAATATATATGATCCGATGAAACCATTGATCCTAGGATTCGACTTCAACGTATTTCCGCACATGACATGCGAGGCCGTACAAATCGATTGGGAGAATAAGAACGTGTATTTTTTGGAGGAATTTCTTGGGAGGCCAGAGGAGAAACTTAACAATACCCCTAAGTTTGCCCAGTACGTAAAGGATAAGTTATTGGAATCAAAACATATCGGAGGAGTGGTATTGACGGGAGACCCAGCTGGATTGGCCAGAAACACACAAACCGAGGATGGCGTAAACAATTTCACCATTATCCAGTCTTGCATGAATAACACCATATTAAGACCAAAACAGAACATACTAGCCAAGCAACCACCTCAGAAGAACCGTGTTGATTGGATCAATGAGTTATTCGATGGTCTGGATGGGTGGAATATTTATATTGACCTAAGATGCAGGAAATTGACCGAGGATTTGGTCTATCAGATCAGAAATGAGGATGGAACAAAGAACAAGCAGAAGGTCACTGATCCAAAGACAAAGGTCAGATATGAGAAATATGGTCACTGTTTCGCCGCTGGAACGATGATAACCACTAAGAAGGGAAAAATACCTATAGAAAATGTAAATGTTGGCGATTACGTATTGACAAGAGAAGGATACAAGAAAGTAACTTTCTCAGGGGTAACAGGGAAGAACGTAATGGTTAAGGATTACTCCATAGGGGATACAAATATTACTTGCACTCCAGACCATCCTTTCTATACAATAGAGGATGGCTTTACAGAAATAGATAAGATAACACAAAAAACATTTATAGTATGCGAGAAGGCAGAGAAACCATCATATATGATGGATACAAATTTCATAGATACAAACAAGCCAAACAAGAGTCTGACAGAAGATATTATAGAGGGTGGGTCGATATCAATGAGAAAATCACAAAAACATACCTTCATAGATATGTTTGGGAAAAATATAATGGAAGTATCCCAAAGGGGTTCCATATCCACCATATTGATGGGAATTTTTCCAATAATGACATATCGAACCTTGAATGCAAAGAAAGATCAACTCATCTATCAGATCATCAAATTCATAAATAGGAAAGGCTTAAAGAAATCGCTATTAAAACCCTTCTTGAAAACAGCTATAAGGCATCAGAATGGCACAAATCGGAAGAAGGAAGAAAATGGCATAGAGAACATGCTCAAAAAGCATTATTCGGAGAAGAAAAAACAATTATATGTGAAGGGTGTGGAAAGGAGTTTACTACAAGATGTAAGATTAAAGTCAAATATTGTTCAAGAAGATGTAAGAACAGAATCAACGCAAGAATATTATATCAAAGAAAAAAAGAAACTCTTTGTAAGGAAATCAAATGAAAGGATTATAGATAAAGTCTATGACATTACGGTAGAAGATCTGCATGAATTTTTTGCGAATGGTATATTGGTTCATAATTGCACAGATGTCGCTGACTATGTCCTCTGCACCTTCCTATCAAAAAGCTGGCTAAAATACCAACGGGGAGGACAATCCGGAACCGTATTAACAACATCAACAATTAAACCGCAATTCAGTTATTAAATGGAAAACAACAGATTTTTATTGGATAATGATTATTTAGAGATAATCACCAAGGAGGCCCTAGATCAAATGATTCAACCGGGAAACGAGCATAAATTCATCAAAGCTGAGGAATCCGCAGAGATGTCTATATTGGAGAATCTAGTGGAGAATTATGAGATAGAGAACGAGTTAATGAAAGGCAAGGCTATCAGGAAGTACGATAGAAGGATCAACTATCCTGTAGGCGCATATATCCAGTACGAGGACAATATCTACAAGGTGATCCGTTCTATCAGTGGCTATAAGGTTCCCACCGACAAAATTTATTGGGAAGAGTCAATCGAGATCCAAGAACTTATCAACGCTGATCCTTATTCCCAACTAATGACCTATCGACCGGGAGATTTAGTCTGCTACAATGGGATCGTATTTGAGTGCATGCTTGAGAATGGTTACGAGTTCGATGACATACGGATACCATTATCAAGCTGTTGGAAGAAAACAGAACCATCAGAGTGGACTCCTACCCCATTCCTACTATACGATCCGGTAAGCTATAATGGAAAGTTCTATCAACTGTATGAGCTGGCCGATTACGATGAGACAATATCGCCAGACTTGTTACCTCAATGTTGGGGAGAGATATTACCATATGATCCTATTTATAATGAGTATGAGTTATCACCACATGAGTTCGTGGTCTATGATGGGAAAGTATTCTATCCTACGTTGAACGTGAATAGCGATATTCCAGAGATAGGAAAGAACTTAGTGCTGGAAGATCCCAGACATAAGAATATCAAGAAGCATATGGTCAGATTGGCTCTTTACGAGCTTACCAAGAACATTTCTCCCAATAATGTATCCATTACTAGGTCAAACGATTATGAGACCTCTATGGCTTGGCTAAGGGATGCGAACAGGCTGAAGATAAACCCTATGATTCCAAGAAAAGTGGACAATACCGGCAAACCTGCTACAGATTGGGGAGTAGCCACTTTCCAGAAGTCATACGATCCTTACTTGAATCCTTGGCAGGTATAAATAGAAATTGAATAATCATGTCTCCACAAAACGCCCTTATATGTTACAAAACATGTAAGGGCTTGTTTTTTTATGGGCTACATAATTATCAAACAACATATAAATCCATTAATCTGTTCCATCACAATGATCAACTTCATTCAAAATATTAATGGTAAAATATATATGCCTATTTCCACCATATAAACGTCTATATTGTTGTCCATCATGTACAGTGACTATTACTTTAAATTGATTATCAGAGATAAATCGCCTCTTCTCCCTTTGATAAGTTGAATGATTTTTAATATCTTGTATGAAACTATTTCGATCTCCTTGTTGTTCAATTGCAGTGTTTGTATGTTCCCCACTCCTCACACTATGTCTTTCTATGGCTTTTGAGAGTGTTAATGGAGCCTCTATTACATGTCGGCTAAAAAAGTTAGCATGCACAGTATCTATTTGAGGAGCACGCTGAATAGTACTCCTCTGTATACTATCAATTATCCTAGACTGTTTAGAAAAGTACTCTCTATTATCTTCAAAAATCAACTTTGGCTTTTCCCGTTTAGATTGAATAGGTTCAGCTTGTTGCAAGTCTTTCTGTTGTCTTTCCGCTTTCATGGTTGTTTAATTTAAGGATTTAAACTATTCTTTCTCTTTCGCCTCTTTATCTGGATCAAGCCCAGCCTCTTTCATGAACTTGGCAGCAGCTTTCGCTTGTTCCGATTGAATCTCTATACATGCTTCCAAGAGGCCTCCGATAATATTATCGAAAGGAAGTGATTGCAACGCATTGGCCGTAACCTGTGAGGGTGATGAATCTATTGCCATAGTGATTACTTTTAAGGATTTCCCAAATGTAGGGGAATTATTTGAGATGTTATGTATTTTGAAAAAGAAAAACACAAAAAGAGCACCCGAATATTACTATTCTGAACGCTTTAACTTTAACCATGGTTGCCATTAATACCGGTGTGACAAAGATAGGTATTATAATACACCCACCTATATACTATTTTATATTTTTCTTTTTAAAATACTCATCATACCCTATTTGCCAAAAGTACATATCCACAATTTTCATTGGGGGATAAATGACATTGCTTTTTATACAATTTCTACATTCCTCTATTTCAATTTTATGTTTATCTGCAAAGGATATGATATTTTGTAGATTTATAGAAAACCCTTTTGTCTCTTCACAAATTTTCCATCCATCACAAAAAAATCGATCTAGTGCTGGTATACAACCTAAAGTACCTAATAGTATTTTCGAAACTAAAGTACGACTTACATTCGCCACTTTATATTCCTTCTTAATCTTTTCAATGATTTCATTTATTGATTCAATATCTTCATAAGTAACATTTTCTTTTCTTAATTCGCTATTTGATCGTACTATCTCAACAACAGGTTCATGTATCAAATAATCTTTCTGAAGTAATTCAGAAGAACCTCTATACATCCCCCAACTAGCTAAATAAAAAGCCAACTGCAATGTTAGATAATCAATATCATTATTAAAATCAGAAAAAGCCATAAAGCAATGCTCCCAAGATTTAAAACGATGGTTTGGCTTATAAAGTTGTTTTATATATTTGTTAACATATTTTCTCATCTTTATTATAAGTATTGTTGATAAAAAGTGTCTAGATTCGACTATCTATACACTCATAAATCTATTTATAAGATTTGATTCAATGATATATTCTTCTAATGTAATAGCTAATTTACTCTTACCTACTTTTTTAAAAGTCTTTATTATGTCTTGCTCATTTGTTACCAAGATAGCATTATCTCCTTTAGAATTTAAATATTCTACTCCAGCCATTAATTGCATATCAAAAAAACTATTCCACTTAGGCTTTTTATTTTTTCTATCTGATTCTGATAATTTATTAGCAGCCTCAGAACTTGCAATAAGTAATCTCAATATTTTTTGCACAAAAAAGTCTATGGAGGCAGAAAAGTCCAATTGAAATTTATTAAAGATTTCAATATTCGCAATATTTTCTTTTTCTGACTCTTTGACAACAGACCGAATTAAGGCTTCTGCTATATACTCATGAAAGCGGCCAGAATTAAGATTTTCATAGAAGTATTTTCTTTTTTTATCATCTTTGAATATAGAATCCCAAGATGTATTTTCCTTTTGAAACATGATGTCTAAATAGTTTTGAAAATTATCAATCATAGTTTTAATTAAAAAATAATAATGTTTATCAATCTCTGAAATTGCCAAAGATTTGTCACTGTCTAAATCTCCTTTCGTCATATTGTAACTAATAGAAACAACATACTGTCCTATTTTATCTTCATCTTTAGGATGGGAAAAATAGCATGACAACAAATAAAACATATCCGGAAGAGATACTTTAAAATTTATACTGCCATTTTCATCATTCGTTGTATTATCAACCAATAGACATAATGCCTTCTTACAGTCGCTATACGCATTATCTTCTAATTTCAAATGACGCAATAACTCAATAGCAGTAATGACCGAAAAGCAAATGCATCCATGTAATTTACGTTTATACATTTCTTTAGATGTATGATTGTGAACCAAATTACGACAAGCATTTGTATCTAACACATAAATTTTTTCCATAAAACATTATGTTTATATTATTTCATATACTTAAAAATAAAACATCTAGCAAATACCAGTTGCAAATATACAAAATTCGGCAAAAATATCATTATTGCATATATACTTTATTAATAAAAACGCCCTACCTTCGCAAGCAGGGCGATACATGTTTATACTACTACTTATTAAACTAAATGATTTTGTCAATATCGCTTATTTATTAAAATTCCAGTCTTAAGAAACATCATTTTTTACCATAATAAACCCAATCGATCACTTTTCTATTGATTTCATCGACTTTCATGTAATCAGGTTTAATATAAAACTCTGTTATCTTATGACTTGACGCATGTATCAAACAAAAAGCGATATCATCTTTACTAATACGCAAATCGTTATATGCGATTGTTGCCCATGTATGGCGGGCCACATATGTAGTCAAATCCGGGATAGACAGAATTCTACGAATATGTTTAATCATACCACAAATCCAATCAGAAAAACGGTCACAGTCATTGTAAGACAAGTAAAAGTTAAAAGCTCTCTTTTTATATGGATCTTCATACTTTGAAATATAGTTCAATAGTTCCGGTTGTACTTTTATGATCATTTCGGCGCTATCGTCTCTTCTATTACGTGTTTTCTTTCTGAAGTAATGGATATAACCATTTACAGGGTACGGCATTTCATAAATATCAGCGCAATTAGCACCGCATAGTAAAAATGAAATAATAACGATATCATATGCAATCACTCTTCTTGTTGAGAGAATCGAAATATCTCTATCAATGTATTTCTTAAATTCAGCAGCATCCCAAGATCTTTTCTTTGGAGCGAGTATTTTAGGAAAATGGTATTTAGAGAATGGGTTCGGAATTAGAAAGATACCATTATCCTCATCGTTATATTTCTCTCTCGCACATTTAAAAATATACGAGAGTCTTTTCATTATATAATTGATAGTGCTTTCTTTATTTCCTATACTTCTCAAATATCTTTCGTACTCCAAGATTCTGGAGGGTGTGATACCTTTAAAGGTAGATTCCTCACCAAAAAACCTCAAAGCTTTGGCAATAGTGTAATGATGGTATTTTTTAGTCCCATATGCCACAATAGATTTTTCCATATCATCAGAAAAATCCTTGATTAATATAGGCTTATTACAAGAAGCGTTTATTTTCTTATTGATGATTCCTATTAATTCATTAATAGAATATTGATCCAAATCAAAAGAGATCTCTCCTATGATATTCCGGATCTTCTCTAAGTCTTTCGCTACTGGGATGTAAGCTGGGCTATTTTGCTTGATCCGGAACTCCTTGTCTAATTCATTCTTCTTTACATAATGAGATGTCGTTAAATACGCACTTTTCCGCTGATGGATAATCCTAAGCTTAACATTAAAAGTGCCGTCACTCTTCTTCTGATTGGGTCTAACTACCGCATTAATCGTTGTTGCCATACTGATTTTTTTGTCAAACAATTGTCAAACATTGTGACAAAAACGCATAATTTAGCCCAATAAGCAACAATTAAACCATCGTTAAAAAAATAAGCACAATCACCTACCAACCAATCTTATCTACCTCCTTATCAGCCTGTATAGCCTCAATCACGGCACGAATGCCGAACACCATCTCGTTTTCTTTCATACTTTATATAACGCAAAACTATTAATTTCACAAATGTAGGGATAAATAATCAATTCTTCAAACCTTCAGCCTTCGCATAGCATTCCCGGCATAAAGGCTCGTATTCGGATTGTTCCCCTAAAAAGACCCGTTTATCATTTCCCACGATACGATGGGATACGTAAGCCAAACGTCCGCATTTCACGCAGATGGCATGCACTTTCGTCACCTCATCGGCGATAGCGCATAGCTCCGGCATAGGACCGAAAGGAACTCCCTTATAGTCCATGTCCAACCCAGCCACGATCACCCGGATACCGTTAGCGGCCAATTGATTGCACACGTTTACCAATCCCTCATCGAAAAACTGGGCCTCGTCTATCCCCACCACATCGATCTCGGAAGTGAACAATAGGATACTGGAGGAAGAATCCACCGGAGTAGAAGGAATCGAATTACTATCGTGCGAGACCACGTTATCCTGCGAATAACGGGTATCGATCGCAGGCTTGAAAATCTCCACCCGCTGCTTGGCGAATTTAGCCCGTTTCAAACGGCGGATAAGCTCCTCCGTCTTACCGGAAAACATGGAACCGCAAATCACCTCGATCCGCCCTTGTCCCGGATACTGGAATATATGTTCTTCTGAAGGCAATGTCATTACTTTCTCCTTTTTTGCCGGCAAAAGTACATAAAAAAGCGGAACCGCGGAAGTTTACTCACCGTATCACCGGTTCTAATTGTCACTGCACAGGCGTTGCAGTGGGCACTGCCTATAGTGATACACGGTGTAAGGCATCCATCGTCCGCCTCGTTATAAATTAAGGTTGGGCCGGTCTATTTTCCAGTTGAGCGACGGTATCTTCCGGTTCAGTAAAAATCCGCCTTATTCCTTCATCCATTGCCTCTATTTTTGCCCGGTAACAAATAACTAGGTATATCTTATGAGAAGAATTTCATACATCCTGCTTCTGGGCATCCTTTTATCGGCATGCCAAAAGAACACAAAGTCCGAAGGCACGAACTTACCTGTCGAGGTGATCTCTCCAATAAAAAAGACAGAGATCGGCAGAAGTCGTGAATACACCTTTTTATCAAGGCCCTACAATGAGACGGTCCTATCTTTCCGCATCAATGGCCCCGTCTTGAATTTCGACTTACGGCCCGGACAAGCGTTCTCCAAAGGCAGCACGATCCTCTCGATCGATAACCGTGACTTCTTGATTCGCAAGCAGCAAACAGAGGCGCTCTATTCGCAAACCAACCAAGAGTATAAACGGATCGAGGCCCTTTACAAAAAGAATAACATCTCCGGAAGTAATTATGAGAAGGCGAAAGCGGATTTCCTTGTTGCCAAATCCAATTACGAGACCGCCGTCAACGCCCTAAGCGATACCCATCTGTCCGCCCCTTACGACGGATATATCCAAAATATCCATATCGAACCTTTCCAAGACGTGAAAGCGACCGAGCCAATCCTTACCTTCATAGAACTGGACAGGCTCAAGATCGAGACCTATATACCAGAGGAAGTCGCCTTACACTTATATGATAAAGAAAAACAGAAGCTATGTCAAATAGGAATCCATTTCGATACGGCTCCCGAACGGACAATCACCCCTTCCGATTTATATGTGTCTAAAAGTACGACAAACAATAACCTCTCTTATCTGCTGACTGCCATTGTCCCTAATCCAGATATGGAATGGCTGGGTGGAATGAGTGGAATCCTCTCGATCGACCTACCCAAAGAAGAGCGGTCTCAAAATCTATGGCTTCCCTTAACGGCTATCTGCCATCGCCCCCAAAAAGGAGATTATGTATGGGTGGTCAAAGGAGACAAGGTAAACTCCGTTCCCGTCAAACTCGGTGAGCAAAGAAATAACCAGATAGAGATCGTGGAAGGAATCACGGAAAATGACCTTGTCGTATTGACAAGGCAACGTTTCCTTTCCGAAAATAGTACCGTAACCATCCAAAAATAAGTAAGATGCAAAAATTCATCAAATATTTCCTGAAAAACAAAGCGGTTACATGGCTCCTGCTAGTCCTGATCTTGGCAGGGGGGCTGTTCTCTTACGCAAAGATGGGAAAACTGGAAGATGCCCCGTTTACGATCAAGCAAGCCTTGGTACTTACCCCTTATCCCGGCGCCTCCCCCTCGGAAGTTCAGTCCCAAGTGACGGATGTGCTGGAAGAAGCCATTCAATCCTTAGGCGAGTTATACTATCTGAAGACAGAGAACCGGGCTGGACTTTCCAAGATCACGGTCTACGTGAAAAAGGAAATCCGGGCCGACGAGATGCAGCAGTTATGGGATAAACTACGCCGAAAGGTAAACGACGTACAAAGCAAATTACCTTCCGGAGCGGGAACCTCCATCGTCAATGATGATTTTGGCGATGTATTGGGTGTTTTCTACGGATTGACCGGAGAATCTTATACCTACCGGGAACTGGAGGATCAAGCCAAACTGATCAAAGACGATTTACTGAAAGTAAAAGACGTGGCAAAGGTAGAGATCTACGGCATACAAACTCCCGTAATCGATATCCGGATAAACCCCACGATCTTATCCAATCGGGGTATTACGACAGCTGATATCAAACGGGCGTTCGACGGACAGAATAAAGTGGTAGACGCCGGGAGTATTCGCAACGGGGACACTCGCATACGTATCGAATCCACCGGTAATTTTTACTCCTTGGAT